TCGTATACGTGAACGTGGTTGTAGTCACCGTGCCCTCGTACATGTGTGCGCGCCCGATCTTCGTATAGCGTCCGCTTTGCGAGCTGTAGACAACGACAAGATCTCCGGGGGTCGCGAACGTAATCCCCATTGTCCATGTGCCCTTTTCGTAGTCGTCGAGGGTGTTTGCGTCTGCTGATGGGATCTGGGTAGCAGGGAACTTGATTTGACCACCAGTGCAGTCAAGAAGCCCCGTCACGGTCGGAGTAACGAGAGTAAGCGAATCGGGCAGTGTCAGCGTCGGGTTGCCAGAAACGCCGTCACCATTCGTCACGGTCACTTTGTTAGCGGTGCCGGTCAATGTTCGGGCCGCTGCTGTTCCAGCTCCAGTTCGAGCCAGAAGGCCGCTCGTTGAGTTGTCCGCCAGCGCCTGAAGGTCGGCGTCTTGGGCTTGAACGTCCGTGCCGATTACGGCCCCAATCGCAGTGCGAGCCGCGGCTGCGTTCGCTGCGACAAACACAGCGTCGCCAACCGTAGTCGATCCGAGCGTTGTCCGCTGGGCTGCTGCCGTGTCGTCATCGAGAAGCGCCCGTCCCTGAGCCGTGACAATCGTCCCCGTACCCTTGAGTGCGTTTCCAGATGTTCCACTGAATAGGGGCAGTTCATTGTCAGTTGACGACGCCGGGCCAACCAAGAACGCCGGAGGCGATGTCAGGGACAGCAGGATCTGGAAGCTGTTCTTGTTCTTGACTAGCGTCGAATAGGCGTTCTGAGCAATGAACACCCGGGAAGGAACCCCGGCATTCGAAGCATATCCCCCCTTCGTCCGGATCGGCTGAGGCGCTGGAACAGTCAGCGCGCTGTCGAAGAACGTCGAAACCGGGTTCGCAATCGGATCAACCCCAGCCTGCCCGATATAGACAAACCCATCCTCCAGCGGATTCCCGTCAACGTCGGTGAATATCTCAAACGGCGACACCACTTGAACGCTTGCCATTACTCGGATTCCTTCTTGGTTACGCCGAGAGCCTTACGGACGCGAGCGCGGGTTTTTGCATCTTTGATGCTCTTGGTTGCAAGCCTGAGACTGGTCATGATCGGGGCGGGCACACCTGAAGTCCCAGAGATGGCTATATCCATCAGGCCAGCCAGAACGCTGGCGGTGTTACTGGTGTTCACGGCCCCCGGAGGCGCCACTAGAACATCCTTGGCCACGTCGTTGACCGTGCGCAGCATCTCGGCGCCCTTCTTGCCGAAAACGAAATCCAGCTTCCCGTTCTTGTCGAGCTTCTGAATTGCGCGATCAAGCTGGGCAGGCGAGATGATCGCGTTACCTTGCTGGTCACGGGCGACATTCTTCAACGCCTCTTCCTTGATGTAGTTCAAGGTCGCGCCCTGAAGCTCCTTCCACGCCTGCTGGCCGCTTGGGCCTTCGGTCTGAAGTAGGCGCCGAATCTGCCGAACGTCATCCAGCGAAGTACTCGGCTCGATTACCGAACGACGTACCACATCCTCCAGGGCAATCGCCCGGTCGTTGCTGCCGCGCTTCTGGCCGATCAGGTTCTTCACTAGGCTGACATTTTCGTAATCCTTGGCGAACCTCTCACGCGCGCCTCTGGCCTTTCGATAAGCCTCCCCGCCGACACCCTCGGTCGCATCATCTACCAAGCCTTTCATGATCGAAGCTTGGCGGATGTTGGTCGGCTCTGCGTTGGTCGCGGCATTGATCGAACGGCGGAACAGTTCGGCGTTCTTCAGGGAAACCGGCTTAGGAATGAGCTGTCCATTCTCTGCTTCCGTCGCAACGCCAAGCTGAATCGCCTTGGCCTTGGCCGCTTTTAGCACGTTTGCCACTTCAGCTTCCGGCCCGCTTTCATCGATATGCTTCACGAGGCTGTCGAGCGTCACCGGAGATTCCATCTCGCCGGACTTCTCCGCTTCTTTGTATAGAGTTCGGATCTTGTTCTTGTCGGCGGCGGCGCGGCTTCTCAGGGCCTTGTCAACTGCTAGCCCAGCGCCCCGGAGGTCGCCAGCTTGGGCACCAGTCTCGTCAATGAAGGAATCGAAATTCTGTTGCAGCTTTGCGTTTTGTTCTTCGAAGCGTTGGCGGATCGGTTCGCCCATCTCAGGATCTTTGGCGGTCTCGCGCTCGAAACGCTGCTGCCCAAACTCGCGGGACTTCTGGCCCTCTGTGAGCTTGATAGGCACCGGCAATTCTTCGGCCTTGGCCTGACGCAATGCTCCAGCCTCAACTGCCGCTGCGCCACCACTACGGGCGCCAATCTGAGCTTCAGCGGAAGCTGGACGGATGGCTTCAGTGATCTGCCGTGCGCCGCGCTGAATTGGTGCTGCGACTTCTCCAATAGCTGCACGAGCAGCAGGAGCCGCCGCGCGCGCACCTTGAGCAATGGCGCCAAGTTCAGCAGTCATCGGAGCTATAGCGGCCAATGGGGCAAGAGTTTCGCCAGCGGCCTGCGTCTGCTCTTGACCAGACTGAGTGCGCGGCGCATAGGTCAGGGCCTGTGCGCCTTCGGTCGCGGCCTGCTCTACCGCGTCAGCAGCCTCACGAGTGCCGAAGTTGCCAGATAAAAGCTGTTCGGCCAGACCCTTCAGAGTCCCGCCGATCATGCCGATAGACCCACCAGTGGCGCCAGTGCCGAGCGCCAAAGCAGTTTCACCAGCGCCGTAAATATCTTGGCCAATGGTGGTCTCGGCTGGCCGCTGGATGGTCTCCTGAACATCGATGTCAGGAATCTGGTTGGCGGGGTCTTGGCGGGCGCGCTGGATGACCGCTGCAAGCTTTCGCGCTGCGTCCTGATCTCCTGCTTTGTCAGCATTTACGAGCGCAGTCTCAAGCTGCTGTAAAGTCGCCATTACTGTGGCCTCGTATATTTGTCGACCAGCGAATTAATTTCGTCAGCCCCCGGCTCAACATTCGGCGTATCCGGCGTAATGTCTGGCACTCCATATTTATCAGCCAGATTTTTACGGTTCTTCAGAAGAAGTCTTTGGACTTCGGTCATGTTTTCTCTGAATTGCTTTTCGCTCTGCTTGGTCCTTAAGCTTTGGACGCTGTTTACGAGTTTGTCACCTTCCTTTTCGGTCAATCCACCAAGACCAGATGCGCCAGTAGTTGACGCCTCTTTCATCTCTTGAAGCTTGTTAAGGAAGGTTTGTGATTTCAGAGTTTCGATGTCTGCCTCAGCATCGGCTCGATCATCCGCCGATGCGGTGAAAGGAAGCGAGCCGATCAACGTCGCCGGATACAAAGGAGAGCCCTCCACGGCACCAAGCACAGAATTCAACGCCGGGTTCTTCAGGATTCGGTCAATAGTTCCTACGCTATTGTCGATAGTTGAACGAACACTTTGAATTTTCGATGCTTTTTCTCGAACAGCGTCATCTCTCTTGGTGATCTTTTCCTGGAGCTTAAGACCAAGCTCCTGTCTCTTCAGGTCGTTACCTTCTCGGGATGTGGCGGCATTCATCGCGGCAATCTGCGAGTTCAGCTTGGAAATCCCAATATCATTCGCCAGCTTGTTGATCTCCCAGCCGCCCTTAGTCAGATCCTGCACGGCTTTGGACTCTGCAAACTTGGCATCAACCGCCGCCTTGCCTGCCTTCGATTCGGCAAGTGACAGCTCAGCCGGTGCCTTCTCTGCTGCTCGCTGCTCGCTGGCGATCTTGCTCCAACCATCTGGATTCAGGGCCGACATCGTCAGAGCCAGACCAGCGCCAGCGCCATTCGGGTCACGCTGTAGCGATTCCTTAAGGCTTATCAGGTCGGCAGTATCTTGCCCCGAGTTCTCGGCAGCCTTGATCCGATCGTCAAGAATATTCATGGCGATCTCAGGCCTGCCATTCTGGATGGCGCTGTATGCCTGCGTACCGGCCTTGAAGATGTCTTCTTTCTGCCCCTTGTCATAGATGTCAAAGCTGGCAGCCAGTGCCTTCTGAGACTCCGGGTATTTGGCCATCATTGCTGAGGCGGCGCGGGCAGTCGGGTTTTGCAGATAGCCCTGTAGATCATCAGCATATTGCTGATGTTTCTGCTGTGCGGCTTGCTGTGCGCCAATCTGCGATCCGGCCTGTAGGCCACCCAATAGAGAACCGGCAATGTCTGGCTGCTGAATTGTGTAGTCGTATGGACCGGCCATTAGAATAACCCCGCGTTGTATGCGCCAAGGCCGAGCCCGCCAAGGCTCGTAAGATTGCCTATCAGTTGGTTCTGAGCATTTGCCTGACCGAGATAGCCGCCAGCCTGTGCGGCGCCGCCTTGCTGTAGAAGATTCCCGATGCTGTTAGCTGACTGCATGCCCGCGTTTCCTTGTTGCGCAGCGGAATTCTGTCCAAGCGCGGTGATCCCGCCAAGGTTCTGGTACTGCTGCTGCACAAGCTGATTCAGCAACTGAGGCCGGAACTGTGCTAGCGCTCCTTGAGTGTTCCCGCCGCGCAGTCCGCCAGTAGCAGACGCATTTTGAAGGATCGCGTTCTCGCCCTGCTGGGCGACTGACTGGAAGTATGGAGACTGCTCAATGCCAGAGATTGCCGCCTGCTGAGCCGCCGCCCCGCCAAGACCGAGGATGTTCTGTTGGGCCGCAAGAGATCCGGTGCCTGCCTTGGTATATGGCGAAAGAAGCTCGACCATTTTATCGAACTGTCGGCGCTGCTCTTCGATTCCAGCAGCCGAAGCCTCTGATTGAGCATCAGCAGCCTTGCCTGCTGCCTTGGCGCTGTTTCTTGAGCTAACTGCGGATCCGACTACCGCCGCTCCGGCAACTACTGCTGCTGCTGGCATGGTTACTCCTTGCTGATTCCCAGCATGATTTGATCAAGAGCAACGCCGTTTTTCAGGAAGCTCTTGGGGTTAGTTCCAAAGACTTGCATGCCGACGGATGAGGCTAGGCGTTTGGCCAAGCTATTGCCCGCTGGAACATTCGTGATGAGGCGCCGACACTTGGTGTTATCGAATATCCATTCGACGCAAAGCGCCGCGCATAGATTGGCGGTCTTACCCCATGCAGCCGGAAGTAGGCAGGTGTGCACTTCCCAGCAAATCGAGTTATGCGGGTGCAGCATGAATAGGCCGAGGAATTGACCGGACTCAAACATGCCGAGATAGGTGATCGACTCAGAAACCGTAGGGGTGAACTGGTCAGGAGATCCAGAGCCATCATCGGACACACTTGGCCATATGCGCGGATGACGAATAGTCATCGCGATTAGTCCAACATCGTCGATTGGCATTGCTGTGATATGCACAGGGGCTCTCCCAAATGGGGTTCCTGAGCCGCTGGGCGCTCTGATATCTCAGCTGATTGTTGCCAGTGTATCTAATTCCCTACACGATTTCTCTGCCTGATGCACGGATAGTCAGGGATGTTGCTGCGCCGGCCAGAGTTGAAATGAAATCCCCCGGCTCAAGAACTTGACCAATTGCTTCCGGGCAAGCGTAGGTTTCATTCGGGGCAATTGAACGCGGCCCCATTACCCGGTTCCCAGCACCGGCAGCACCAGCAGATGTCACCAGATTAATACTGAATGCCACGTTTCCGGCAGTCGTATTGGTCACGGTGAACTTATCAATAACAGTCTTGCAGTTCACTGCGGTGTATTGAGTGGTCTGCGCGCCTTCCGCCTGCTTTGACGGGATGATTGTCTTGACGGTAACGGTCATTACTGTTGCTCCTGGTTCACGCTGAGTAGGGCTGCCGGGGCTGCCGGGGCGAATGCAGTCGCCGCGATGTTGTCTACAGTCATCGCTGTACTATCTGAGGCGAACATAATTTCAATGTAGTCACCAGCGGCCAGAGAGAAGAACAAGTCCCTTGATGGCGTCCGGATTGCTGTCGCGCTATCGAGCGACGTAATCATAGAGCTACTTGCAACGTCAACCCCATTTTTACGGAACCAAATCCACACGTTCTTGACGCTGGCGCTGCTTGATGTCAACTGAAGCGATACGCTGAATTTGTACAGGCCGGCATTGGCCACGATGATCTGCGACGTGGTGCCGCCGATGGTGACCCCGTTACCGATGAGCGAGCTATCCCATGTCAGCGCGTCTGCCGTGTTGACTGCTGATGGAACCTGATCCGTGGTCTTGGCGAACTGCCCGTAAAACAACTGCTGCTCAACTGTCGGGCGAACCGCGATCTGGCCCGTGCTGGCATTGACCGAGATGACTTGAGCAATCGGCAGGCTCAGGTTCGGCGCGGTCGGCTTAACGTTCGTGAAGCCCCCGGCAACCGTCGTGGAGACGTACAGAACCTGCCCGGCAGTCCATACCTCGCCAAACGGCGTGCCCGTCGTGTCGATGTCCCTTACGCGGCCCCATACCGTGATCCGGCCCTGAGTGCCGTCCGGAATGTCCTGAGTGGTCACGCCGACGATGGTGATCGGCGATAACGTCCCGTCTGCGATGAACAGGACATAGGAGTTGGTGGTCGGGTTGATCCCAAGGCACGACCCGTTGGGGATGGTCACGCCGGTATTGTTCAAGATCCGCCCGTAAAGCTCCTGCCCCATCTGCTGAGTCACACCGTCACTGTGGTGAAGGTTCAGCGTGTCATCTGCAGTGTTCCACTCCATCCGGGCGGTCTGCGCGACAACAGATGGCGTCTGATCCCAATCGATGTAGTCAACAGAGAAGGTCCGCGGGAACTGGAACTGCGGATTGGTCGATGCCACCTCGATTGATCGGGATAGCGCGTGAAGTGAGTCGCTGACCTGGTTGGCGATGGCAATCGCTGTCCCTGCGTCAGTCTCCAAAAGCCGGGCCAGATCGACAATTGAGCTAAGCGACTGATTGGCCTTGCCATCCACCCCGCCTATCGCAATCGACAGCTCTTCAATGAGCCTGAATATGATCTCAATGTTAATCGGCGTTGTATTGCCAGCGATCTGGAACAGCTTCTCGAAACGACGGATCAGGTCGTTGTTACCGAGAAAGCTTGCGAGCTGATCCCGCGTGATTGGCGCGATAGTCTCTGCCATGTCAGTGCACCAAAGGCTCTAGTAGAGCCTCCAGTCTGGCAATGGCGATGTGCGAGTCACTGTTCCCCTTGAACCGCTGGATCCGCCAGTTCCGCATGAGCCCCTGCTGAAACCAAACGATTCGCTTCGTCCTGTTCCCGATTGTGCCGATGCTTATGAACTTTTCCTGACTCCACGTCTCGCCGTCGATTGAGTATGACGTGCTGATAGTCGGGTCAATCCCGAATGCCACACGGCCAGTCAGGCACACCAGTTCAAGCTGGTGAAAGATCGCGCCATTGCCCCCGTTGTAAACAATGGTCGTGCCGAACTCCCACCGTGCCTTATCGCCGAACTGCGTCGATAGGCTGGAATCCAGATATCCGAATTTCGTGCTAGTCGGGTCTGCGCACATCCACTTGTCGAACACCCACACCAGATTCTTTGCCCGGTACTGCTCGAACCCATCAAGCCCGCTTGTCAGGACGAACCACAGAGGCTGCTGGACTGCTGCGGAGCCGGATAGGTCATAGACTAGTGTGCGGTCAGGCAGGCTTACCCAGAGGTGCTGGTGGCCCTTGTCAATGCGAGACTCAAGCACTGATAGGGCCAACTCCGCCTCTGTGTACTCCAGTAGGATCTGGTCAACCTCGCGGGTCGAGATCTTCGTAGCAACGCTGTTTACTCCGAGGTAGATGGCTGGCGCCTCATTGCGCCCGCTGCCCATGAACGCGATGGTGTCTGCGAACTCGCAGCATGCATGCGTACCAATAACACCCTTCTGAATCTGCGCACTCTCGATCCGCTGGAATGGGAATAGATCGCCGCCGACGTTGTCGAAGACCTCGATGGTGTACCTGTTCAGCGCATAGGGCTCGTTCTGAAGTTTGACCAGCGCGACGATGGGGTCAGGGTCAGCCTCTGAGCTGCCGTACTTCAGCGGGTTAATGGCAAACGGGTCATCCAGGTCAGTCACGACAATGAACTCACCGTCCGTTGTCATGAAGTAGCCGTCCACCCAGATCACATCGAGCGCGGCGCCTAGATCTGCGTCGGTTACCTGGGCCAGAGTCGTGCCGGTCAGATAGTAAAGACTGCCACTTGACGCGATCGCCAGCCGTTCAAATGAGTAGTCAAACGACACTTGGCCGGTGCCGCCGACATCGCCGATTTCAGTGACTACGCCAAGCGATGAGATGCTGATGAGCTTGGTGCCCATCACCCGGTAGTGCGTGCCCTTCCAGTTGATGCCGCCACGGTCAATGCCGGGACCGGTGCCTTGCTGGACGATACCTTCCGCCGGGCGCAGGTATCCTTTCGAGATACCCTCATCCTTTGGCACAGGCGTCAAATTTACTGGATAGGAAGTTCGCCAATCTGCGGCGGTGTCAGTATAGATCCCCGACAAAATGGCGATTTGTGTCATTAGATGCCGCCTTCGCCAGTCTGCACATGGAGCGCCGCGCCGGCTGCCGAAATGTAGGCCAAGGTATTCTCGCCATCACCCTTTGACACGATGATCTCGCTGTTCGGGCGCACTGGGAGGTCGGCAGTTGTCGCAGTCTGCGCGCCAGTGCCGATACGGATGTGGGCGATGTTGGTCAAATCAACATTCACGATGCGAACAGACTTCGCCACAGCATCAAGCGTGATCGAGGCCGAAGCAGCGGCAGCGGTAACAGGCTGATTGGAGCCGCGACGCGGGTTAAACGGTGCGTTGATACTCATATAGTTCTCCAGTTAGCCGATTCGATACCAGGCGTTGGTCAGAAGGTCATACTTCAGTCGGAAGAAGTCATCCGCGCCAAGCGAAGATGGGGCACCGGTCACGCCCGCCCCGTTGCCAGTGACAGTAAGCGCGGTCACCTGCTGCGTGCAATTGACCACAACCTCTTGCTTATCAACCAGACTTGAGCTGATCGGCAGTGTGATCGCACCCGTAGCAAAGCCAGTGGTCGGCGTCAGGATCAAATGCACGCTCTGCCCAGTCAGGGCATTTATTGCAATGTTGAACCCGGTCGATGATGGCGAGGCGTATTGCGTGGTGAGTGGCCGCAAAAACCCGGTATCGGGGAAAATAGCCGCCTGCATGAACTCAAGAAGCTCAGCAACAG